GAGCACGCGGCGAGCGGCCGTACCGGCAGCGGCACCACCCCAGTAGTCCTGGGTTGCGGCAGCTTTCGGAAGTTGGTTGTTAACGTACACGGCGAACCTGTCTATTTGGCCGATTTTCCCGTTACGAACCATCGACTTATCGTCGCCCATGAACTGCGCTTGCGCGAGGTTCGACTGCATCAGCAGGTTGCGGGTGTACGGGTCGATCAGCAGCCAGCGGTCGGTCTCAGGGATGTCCTGCTCGTCCAGCACGCCAGACAGCGCGGTCAGGGTCTGAAGAACGTTCGAGCCGGTCAGCGCAACCGGGGCGGCAGCGGTGCCCAGGTTGTACTTGCCACTGATCTTGCCTGCGGTAGCGCCCTGGTTGGCCGCATCTGCAACAGAGCTGATGCCGGGGAGCGCCGCCGAATCGCCGTAGATGACCGCACGGTCGATAGCGATCTTCAGCTTCATCGAAGCGTCGTTGGAGAAGGTCTCCATCATGTTCGGCTTCGACTGGTGCTCAAGCACGTCGCTGACCTGGAACTGGAACGACTTGGCCCGGTCGATGACCAGCTCGACGGTCGACGGGGTCGGCACCGAGTAGTTGAGATCGCCACCAATCTTGTAGTCGGCGACGTTGACGTCCGGCACGTTGTTGATCACAACCTTGTCGCCCAGGTTGCTAATTTCGCCCTGGAAGTCGGTGTTGGTGATCTCGGTCAGGCAGGTCGAGGTGTAGAACTTGCGGTTAAGTTTCGAGGACCACAGGGTCGGGACGAAAGTACCCGAGTAGTTCTTACCCGAGTAGTCACCGCCTGCGGTGGTGGGGTTGGCGTGGTAGCCAATCGGCGGCACGCTTGCAGATACAGTAGCCATGTTGGATTGCTCCTAAGTGTTGGACGGGTGTCAAATCACTGCATGGCTTGGTCAAAACTCACCACTGAACGCGGCCTTCTGCGAGCGCCTGCTCGGCCTGCGCCACGATGGCGTCGGCTTTCGCTTGACCCATGTCGCGGATGTTGCGCGGGTCGTAGGCGCGCTCGAATTCAGCGCGGGTCCAGATTTTCCCAGCGGGCGCAGTGGGCGCGCTGGCGGTTGCCTTGGCCGGAGCCACTTGACGCTCCAGTTCCTGGCGGACTTGTTGACGCTGCTGCGTCTGACCCTGTTTGCCCGTCAACACCTTGTAGGCGTTGAACACGTTCGCCACCCGGTCAGCATCGAGATTCTGCGCGGCAGCATCGAGTGCGGCCTGACGCGTCACCCCGTACACCGGGTCGGCTTCGCCCAGCCACGACAGGAACCCGTTGTCCACGTTCACCGCCTCATAATCGGGAACGAGTTGGGCGAGTCGGTTCACGAACCGATCCTGCGCGCTGGTGGCAACCTGCTGGTCGACGTTCGACAGTCGTCCTTCGAGCTGCTTGATATACGCCTGCATCTGCGCGGTCTGTTGAGCCACGAGGGCTTCAGCCATACGCTTCGCGCGGCGATCGACAGCTTCGATCAAATCCTCGCCAAAAACTTCGGCGTCGTTGTCCTTCTCTGCCGCTTCCGCCTCTTTCGTCTTGGCGGTCTTCAGGTGCTCGACCTCGGAGGCCAGATTCTGGAGGTGCTGCTTGAGGGTCTGGACTTCCTGCGCCTGCTGCTGGTTCAAACCGTGCATGGCGTTGGCGCGACTGCGCCAGTAGTCCACATCCTCCTCGCGTCCAGGCTTGGCTTTGAGTTCGGGCTGCTGTTGCGGCTCTTGCGGTTCGGCCTGAACCGGCTCGACAACCGGCTGATCAACAACCTCGGCGGAACCTTCGGTGACGTCACCTTCGGGCTGTCCGTACAGTTGCTTCTCCAGTGCATCGGCTTCGTCGATCTGGCGCTGAATCGCTTCGGGGAATTTACTCACTTGAGTCTCCATCGCTTCCGGGTTGGCCGGGGAGCTTGGGTTGAAAAATCATCGTCTCGCCAGCTTCGCCGCCAACACTTCACCGTTCTCGATGAGGTCGACCAGCTCTGCTGCAAGTGCCGCCCTGCCCTGCATGGTCCGCCACACGTCCTCGTGGGGGGTCTGACACATCACCTCCTGGGCGTCCTGTCGGCAAGCCTTCAGGTGCGCCACAACGGCGGCAAAGTCAGGCGACCTCAACTTGAGGAAGGTGGTCGCGGTATGCAGGTCAACACGGTTCATACTGTAGCTATATACATGCTTACACGTAAGCGCGTCAAGTGTGTTGGTGCCGATTGTCTCGGCGCCCCGGAACCTGCCGGGTCAGGTGCGCGCCCGTGTGAGGGGCGCGCGAGGGGGGTTAGATCGCAATTTGACCCGTTAGACGGGACCGCCAGACGCCCAGCTGGTCCAGGTAGATGTCCCCCGGTCGCTCATACGTCAAAAGATCGGCCTCCGTGGCTGTAATCGGCACTACTCCGCCTGCGTCGAGGTCAGATATAAAATCCTGCACGAAAGCCAGTCCATTGTTTCCAGCCTGCGGATAAGTCGTGCCGTCAAACTGCTGGACGCGGTGGATGTACGCCCACCCAAGGTCCGTGCCAGCGCGACAACGAGCTACCATTTTCTGTAAATCGCTGCCTGCATACGTGTTTCGCGCGCCCACAGAAGCCCCGTTCCCAGCGTCGAGATAGCCTCTGTTGTGGCGTCCGAAAGCCGGATTCCAGCCGCCACACCACGGCGTATTCATGTTTGTCGTGTCAACCGTGGTGTCCGCTGGATCATAACCATAAGTCGCATCAGAAATTAACCCTCGCGCGCCCAGCACGCCGCATTCTCGGTATATCTGCGCAGCATCGGAGAGAGCACTCGGTGATGCGTTTTGATAGTTCGCCGCCACCCGCCGCCCATCCGCCGTGGTGTATCCTCGCGCATCAGCCATCCACGACCACGCCACCAGCGCCGAGCGCAGACCGTCTTCAGTCACCGTGTTGTCCAGCCCCTCGATAGCGCCGTACTTGTGAACGTGCTGACACAAATCCCACCGAGCATCCCGCACCGCGAGATATTGCGCCTCGCTCATGTATTCCGGTGAATCCGCGACTAGCCGCGAGACCACTCCCCCCCAACCGCGACGGCGAAACTCCTCAAAAACTGGATGATAGGATGCTGCGTAGCCTCCATCTAGCTGCGTGATGATCGCGCCAGACGCCCACTCGGGCGACGACACTCGGTTTATCTCGATGCTACAAGCAGCATTGCTGCTCACCACCAGCCCGACGCCTCGCACCGTGTATTCCGGGGCGGACTCACCCCACTCGCTAGCTGCCCCGGTTTTTACGTGTAGTCGATACGGGGTCAGTACCATCGTGCGCCACGTGCTGTTCCACGTGGCGCTCCCGGACCCCTTCATGCCCCAAAGCGTCTTCCCGGCAAAGTCATTGACGATCATCCATCCATATCCGGTTGTCCCGACTGTTTCGTAAACACGTATGTGGGCGCGGGTCAGCGCACTCCAGTCGCTGCACTTAATCCGCACCTCCAATTTGGGCAGCGCTTTTGGATGTTGACCGGATACAGGGTCCGCGATGATGGGGATGTTAATTACCTGAGCGTACAACCCCGCCGGGATGGCGAACTTGAGCGCGCGGCCATACATTTCTCCTGGCGCATCGACTACGCTCACAGCCACGCTGGCCGGCTTCGTGACGCTGCCGACGCTGCATCGCATCGGGTCGAAGATCGCCCGCATTTTCGGCACCGGGAAAGCCTCCAGCAAAAGCTGACGACGCAGGACACTGCGACCATCGGTCAGCAATCTAACCCCCCCACCCGGGCTCGTTACAGTCCGGACAAGGCCCATGTTCTTGCCGTCGATGTTGAAGTCGGTGATTTCACCTTGGGAGCCCACAACTCCGTAGATGTCGTTGATGAGTGTCGTTTGTGTCATTTCATGAAGTCCTCATGGGGCTAAAAGTGTCCGTTACGGGTGTGCCATCTGCCAAGCGCTGCCCGGAGTCCGTCGTCGGTCCCGCCTGCGGCGAGCCGCCCTGACCTGGAGGGGGTTGCATCAACATCCCCTGCTGCGCCATCTGAGCCTGCTGGATCATCGCCTGCGCCTGCGCCACCATCGCACGGGCCTTGGCAATCTCGGGGCTGGGGACGATCCTGTCGGCGTTCATGTCGAGCGTCTTGGCCTGCTCGCGCAGCAGCGCGGCAACCCCTTCGACGCCCATGATCTGCTGGGCCATCGGGTTGGTGAGCGCGATCTGCATCATCTCGTTGCGGCGCTGCGCAGCGGCTTCCTTCACCACCAGGGCGTTCGCGCCCTTGGCGACGACCTTCACGTCGCCTTTGAGGTCCGGGTCGTCCGAGTAACGCATGTTCCACATCCAGAGCCGTTCGACGGCGGGCTGGATGATGTGGCGGTCGATATTCGAGATGACCTGCTTGATCGCCTTCCCGGCGTTGTTCATCATCATGGACATGCCCGAGGCTGTGCGCCCTGCCCCGCCCGGAGACTCGCCGCCCGTCATGTATCGCGGGATGCCCGAGTAGTTGTCCGCGAGGTCGTGAAAGCGCTCGTAGATCGTCATCAGCTCGGAAGCGAGCGAGTTCGGCTGGAAGAAGTCCACCGGAGGGGCGCTGTTGTTCGCCATGTCGCTCGTGAACTGCCAGATTTTCCACGGGTACATCTGGGTGATCTCTTCACCTTGCGGCAGTCGGTCTACGTTGACCCAGACCTGCGGACCCGAGGCGATACCCATGTTGTTCACCAGCGCGCGGGCTGCGGCGTTACACACCGCCTGACAGTCGCGGATCAGGTCCATCGGGCTGTTGCCCAGCCACGCCCCCGGCACCTCCTCGTAGGCCGCCTTGTAGTACGGCTTGCGCCCGAGCGCCTCGGGGTTTACGACGGCTTTGATGACCCAGTCACCCACCAGCCACACCTCGACCGGGTAGTCCTTGAGCGGGTCGTCTACGACGCCATCGTCCAGCCCCCAGTCAAGCAGCATCTTGCCCTGCACCGAGCCCCAATATTGCAGCGCATCAATGAGCCCGGAGTCGTTCTCCAGGTCGGCACCTTTGCCTTCTGCCTCGGCCTTCTCGGTGTCTATCCACAACCACTCGTGCAGTCCACCGGCGCCGTACTCGTCGAGCACCGCGCGGATCGCGGCGTCCGAGTACCCTTCCACGCCGATCATGGCCGAGAGGTCTTCACGGGAGAGGCGGTGGCGCTCGATCATCTCCCCGTCGTCGGGCTGCGCGCTGTGCTTGGCCCAGTAGATCATGAACGGATCGACCCGCTCCCACACCGGGGCCAGCTCGTCCTGGAGGTCGATGGTGTACTGCCCGTCCATCCCCTCGATCCACTTCAGCGCCTTGCGCCGCTTGACGATCGGCCCCTTGAACACCGCGTAGGGGAACGTCACCAGATCATCCACGAACTTGTTGAACTCGTCGAGAAACCCACCCTCGATCATCTGGTCGTCCATCTTGCGCTTCATGTTCTCGGATTTACGCGACGCCTGCTCGCGCAGCTCGTTGACCATGACCTCCTTGCGCGCGATGAGGTACTGCTCCAGCTCGTCCTCCGATGGGTTGATCCCCACCGAGGCGGCGACGGCCAGCTCCTGACGGATGCTCTGGTAGGCGCGCTGCACGAACTGAGGCGACAGCTCCGGCACCGGGGTCGAGCGCAGGATGTAGGGGATCGCCCCCTCGCCCGCGTCGTTCATCACGTCCCTGATCCAGCTAGAGGCGGCGCGCGCCTTGTTCGAGGACAGCATGAGGTAGATCGCGGAGCCGCCCTGCTGCTTGATCTGGACAAGAATCTCCGGGTCGTACTCACCCCGGCGTTGGCGCAGGCACGAGAGCAGTCGCGGCTCGACATCCTGCTGCTTGTGGTCCCGCATCGAACCCCACCGGGATTTGACGTGCCCCGCGAGGTTGGTGATGTACGAGCGGCTGTTGGCGATCTGCGCCTGCGCTTTCTCCTCGGCGTGGAGCTGGGAGAGGTTCTTGATGGGCAGCACACCCCCGATGGACATGACGAGCCCGGAGCCCGGTTGAGACGGCAGCGGAGCGTTGAAATCCATGTTCATCCTTGGGGTGTTGGTGCTCGAAGATGCCACCGCTTATAGCAGGTTTGGCGGTGTGGGGCAAGGCGGTTGTGGTGTAGCGCGTTGCTGGGTGGGGTCAGGTCCATGCGTAGGCGGCGGGTTTGATTTCGCGTCGCTTGTTCGCCACCCCACCACCGAACAACCCGCCCCCGTCGGCGTGCAGGCACAGGTACTGGAAAGAGTCGGCGATGTCTGACCAAGGGTGGTTTTTATCCGGCTTCACGTCGGTCTCGCCTTTGGTGTTGATCTTGTAGCGGTACTTCCCGGCCATAGCCTGGATGAGCAAGCTGTTGCCTGGAGCAACGGCCAGCGCAGGGCTGTCCCCCACTGTGCGCGTCATGTAGCTCTCACACGCACCCAGACGCGCCGACACGGCGTTCGTTTTGGCCGGACGTACCGAGAAGCCCTCGGCCTTGAAAATATCCGCCACGCACCGCTCGTCGGTCTGCACGCGCTGAAACGCCGCTGGGTCGATGATCACCAGCGTATCGAGCCCCTTGTACTTGTTCGCCAGGAGGGGTTTCAGAATCTCGCGGATGAACCGTAGCGCACCCATCCCACCCTCGGCCCCCGTCACGGTGTCGTGGACCACCAACCGCCCGTCGTAGGCGACCTGCCCAAGCGTCGCCGTGGGGTTCAGCCCGGCATCCACCCCGATCAGCACCGTAGAACTCAATACCCGTGGGGCTTCTTTGGCGACGTGGCGCTGGCGGTCGAAGCACTGGAACACGGGTTTGCCGGAGAGAGATCGCCCGAACATCGAGTGGATATATACGTCGATGTAGTCCTGAGACTTGCCCTGCGCCAAATCCTCATAGTAGTTGTCCGGGAGATACTGGAGCCAGTCTGCTTCTGGCGACATGCCTGACGGCTGAAAGAATGCAGCAACGTTGTCCGGGGGGTTGGTTAGAAGCTCCTCCCAGTACGTGTCCGCGTCAGGAGGGTTGGTCATACCCCACAGGTGTTTGTTCGGCTTGCCGTCGTCTGTCACACACCCAGCCACCGGGTATCCTTTGGAGTCATGCCCCCACTCCGGGCGGTGCGGCACCAGTCGCTTGTCTGGGTAGCGTCCAAGACGCCCCTGCATGGCCTCGAACACGTCCTGGCTGATTTCCCGAAACTCGTCAAAGATTGCAAACGAAACTTGCAGCGACAAAAGTCGATTTATGTCACTGGCATCTTCCATTGGGCGAAACAGCACCTCGCACTCTACATCACCGAACTTTAGGATGAATGAAACGTCGGACTTCTGCCATGCGCCCGCCACACCGGGGGGATACCACGACAGGAAGTCCTTGATCGAGGTGTCGAACAACATCTGGCGCGACCGGCGCACCCACACAGCTCTGGACCGACGAATGCCGTCAGTACACGCAGCCATACGCGACGCGTGGTATGCGATCTTCATGATCCCGGCAGTGGTCTTGGTTGAGTTGTGGTGAACACTGCCGTCGATGGTGACGTAGTTGTGCGTGTCGTCGACCTGAATATCCCAGTACACCTCCTTGTGGACTTCCTGCGTAATTGATAGGATGGGCCTGTCGGAAGTAGTCAAACTAGGAGCGCGCGATGGGAAAACCCAACTACGAACTGATCGAGCAAGTGCGTGCGCTTGCTGACGG